CTCCCCCCCTATTTGGTCTTAAGCGGTTTTCCCCATTCTATATTTTATCGGTAAACGGTACCTTTTAGAGTGGTTAACGGTAGCCTAAAATTTGACACGTTATGTGTATGGGTGTATTATACAGATATCGAAAGGGAAAGAGAAAGGAGAAAGCGGAAAGCAGAAAGTACTTTGATAATAGAATATCGATTATATACAAGTTACCCGCTCATTAATGGCGTTGCGGATAGGGGTTTACTATGAAATATTCCGTGAAAGTTGTTCGTAACTATTATAACGTTAAAGCAACGTTGGAGAAAAAGCAAACGGATGAATGTTTCTTTTCTGATTCATTAGACTGTGCTTTACTTGCCTATAATTCTAATATTATAGGCGAGCGCATAACTAGCGAGATGCATTCGGTTGACGGTAGTTCTAATATATATGTTTCGCTTATTGCACGTATTGACGGCGAAGCCGTTGTATTAGAATCTACGTTCATCCATAATGGAGAGGTGCAATAATGAAGCGCTTTACTATCTGTGGTTTGCGAGCTTTCGTTGATTACGTTAACGAAACAGTGCCAAAAATAGATGGCAAGCATTTTGATATTCAATCCGCATACGGCTATCATCGTATCATCTTTAGGGGCGACGGCGGCGAATATGGTACCGCTGCCGAAAATACACATTATAAGGGCGGTACGCCGCGCGAGTGTGTTCACGCTTTTAGTCATTGGCTTTTAGAATCATCATGCCCACGTGACGCATACGCTAAAGTAGTATCATATATCGTCAATCGCAACATTTAATCATTAATGAGCATTTAAGCAACGCCATTAATGAGCGGGTAAAACAAACTAGCATGAAAGAGGTAACAAAATGAAAAAGTCCGAACTCTTCACTAAAGAGATGCTTGAATCGTTCACGTGTCACCCCTACGCAGAAGCCCCCCGCCGTAGCTGTGAAGGCGTATATCTGAGCGACGTTTACGATTCTTATAGCGTAGCTAAAGAACGCGCCTATAACTGCTGTAAACGCTTGTGCGATGAATTCGACGGTTGGGGTTTTCAGATTGTAGGTCATAATTGCATGACTTTCAGCGTTCAATTCGAGTTTGAGAACCCATTGAATGGGTGCATTATGCTTGCGCATATCACACGCGATTATAATCATCTTTATTTTGCATAATGGGGCTATCATGGTACACATTAGGACACAGCACTATAACAACGGGTTAAATAAGCCGTATTCCCATTCAACTATGCACTATATTTATAAGTGCTTTAATGGCGCTTTTACGATGAAAGATGCTCGAAAGTATATCAGCGAGCATAGTAATTACGGCATTCGAGGTTATCTTTTTGAGAACCTAAAAGAGAACGGTTATGTTATTTGGTTCACAGAGCCAGACTTTGTAGCCGAATATAAATATCCCGATAGAGGGCCTTGCAATGCATAAAGAAATAATTCTAGCCGTGGCGTTTATCGCCACGGCGGCGGCTTGGGTACGTTGCTTAATCGTTCAACGTGAGTTGCAAATATACAGTATTTTGCGTGAAACCAAAAAAGCGCAAGAAAAAGCAGAAAGTGAGTATAAAAGTGTATATCGCAGTTAACGCGCTTTGGGGTATCGCCGCTGTTTGGGCGTTCACCCTGATAATAGCTTATGTGCTAGGCGCGGAATCAAACAGGTAAAAGTTGGGCAGGGTTAACAACCCTGCTTAACTTTTATCAAAATTACCTGAAGTTAACATTCGCCTGTCCGCTATAGGACGATGACCGTCAATATTCTAAGCGATGACCGTCAAATTAGAAAGGAACGATGACCGATGTTTGTTGTGGAAGTTTTGATGTCTGCATTCAATGCTAAAGGTGGAGTAATTGAGCAAACTCGTAACACAAAGTATTTCGATAATATTGATGAAGCGATGGGTTCATATAATTACCATTATTCATTGGTAAGCGATTTAGCTCGAACTAATTATGACTGGGATGTTTTCGTCATCTCCATTTTCGGAGGAAGCGAGCTTCTGAAAATGCAGACAATTCGATGCGAAAAGGAGAAATAGCTATGCAGTATCATTTCAAGCTCTACGACGATGGCGATTGCATCGATGAATTCGATGAAGAACTGTACGACGAGGAGGACATGAAGAACTTCGCGCATTACGTGCTTATTCAGAATGACCAGAACGCCAAGATTTTCATTTGGGATGAATACGGCAGGCGCTATGGTTATCAACTCAACCACGGTAAGCTCAAGTGGGCGGGGAGGATTGGAAAATGACTGAAGAGGAACTCCGCAATCAACTGATGCGAATAAATCGTGACTTCTATGGTTTGTTTAAGAGGTACACTAACGAGATGGATGCCATAGAATTTCAGGAATATATGGTAGCGTTGTATGAGAATAAGGACGTTGATACTTCTAGGATGATAATGCTCATGGAGAAGTTGAGAATTGAAGTTTACACCCATAAATCAGTTGACGGAAAGTATGGTTACTATTTCGTTGATGCAGGTATCGTCGCAGCTGTTTTTGCAGACGAGGATTTTCGGAACATCGTCAATGAAAAATCATCTTGTGCCATGATGCATAGTGATGGAATTTACTTCAAAAATGGAAGAAAGGTATCTCTATTTAAATTCCGCATGTATGGTTGTTATCTATTCAAGAAATATTTAGGTGATGATTATGCTGAAGAATTTTCGGACTATATGGCGGCGCTTTTGTTCTGTGATGATGTTGAAACAACAGTATTGTATGACATGCTTTGTGACTTGAGGTCGAAAATAGCTTTAACTGGAAAGGGAAAAATTGGAAAATTGGACTATGACTTTATTTGTGAAATGATGGAGTGTGAAGAAATGATGAAAATCATTGAAGAAGACTCAATCATTATGGACAATGACGACGAATAGTCGTATTGTATAAGCACTGGGTAACCTACGAGAAAGGAATTTGAAATGGCTGACAAGATTACCCGCACCGTCAACACCTACAAGGTATCTCTTATCGAGATGGTCAAGACCGAGGAGGGCTACAGCTGCCAGGTCACTGGCCTTGGCGTTCACAAAGGCACGTCTTGCACGAAGAAGGACATGCGAACAGCTCTCAAGGCTGCTGGCGTTCATGTCAAGCCTGGCGCGACCATGGAAGCCGAAATCATCGGCAAGACCATGTACTCGATGCCCTGGGAGCAGTTTGAATCGCTGGCAACAACTGAAGAGGTTGTCGCAGAATCCACTGAAACCGAGGAGTAGCAATGAGCAATATCAATGAGGTTATTGTAGCTGGCAATGTAACTCGCGACCCTGAATTCCGTGAAACCGATGGTGGCGTGTCTATCATTAATTTCGGTATCGCCGTCAACGATTACGCGAAGAATGAGGATTACACCAACTTCTTCGATGTTACGATGTTCGGTCTTCAGGCTGATGCCCTGGCCGATATCATCAAGAAGGGTATGAAGCTCACCATCCATGGCAAGCTTCGCTATTCTTCTTGGGAGAATAAGGACGGCGAGCGTCGCTCAAAGGTCGAAATCATCGGCAAGGAGGTCGAGCTTCCTCCGCGCGGCGATAGCGGTGATTCCCGTGGCAAGCGGAACTATCGCCGATAGGTTGGATATCGTAGACCTGCTCGATTACGTCTCAAGATATCAGGCTGTTGAGGTGGTCAACGACGAAGAAGTGTTCTCGGGGCGTCTCATGATGACGCCCCTTCATATGGCACTGATGCCGATTCAATCATTGGAAATAAGAGACAATATGTTGGTAATCAGTCTCTAAGGAGGGATTATGGCGCGTTCACCAGTATATACCTCGTTGAGGGATTCGCCGTATGAATACATGTTCGGCAATGTGCGTTTCAAGTTCTCTTCCGCCTTGCATCGAGACAAATTCTCGAAGGGGTTGGCGCAGCGAATAGCATGGCTAAACGATTCGATGTCACGACGTTTCAAGTGCCTGGTCGATTTCCGCCTTATGGCGGCTATCCAATGGTATGAGATGTGCGAGACGCGAGGATACTGCGTGGAGGTTCTTCGCGATGACGGGACTTGGGAGCGCCACAATATGCCGACAGTCGAGCTGAAGGCGGTTCTCGATGGGCGCTAAGTTCAGGGTTGGACGTTCCGAATCGCAAACCCTGAAGAACCTGATTCGCTCATACAATCGCGAGGTTGTCAAGATGGAAGCCAAGCTTCCGATGCAGGTTCATCTTCCGCCATCGGCGGACTATGATGACATCAAATCCCGTATCCACGACAAACGTGATTACATTCGAGAGGTCAACAGGCTTAAGCGCATCAAGTCACCAAAGGCTGGCGAGGTGCATGAGCTTCCTAGCGGAACTTTGATAACCAAATATGAGTTCAATGAAACTTCAATAATGAAAAGGGCATACAATCAATCTCGCGTCGCCATGCTGAAGAAGCTGGGCATCGAGGTCGAGAAGGTCAAGGTGCCCGCGACGGCGCATCGAAAGGGATTCGAGTATTGGAGGGGCAAAACGCCGAAGGACAGGATGGCATTGGAGGGAATGTCAAACGCCCTGCCAATCGGCGCGAAGATAGATTGGGTGCCATCTGGCGATGTTCCAGGCAAGAAAGGCCGTCCTATGACCGTGATGAATCGCGTTAACAAATATAGGATGGACGCGAGCGTTACCGCCAACAGATATTTCGATTCATACGTAAAGGCATTGCATACCGTGTTCGACCCTATGGGCATGGGAAGCGATTTGGTTAAAGAAATCGAGACGTTGATATCCGATATGCGAAAGGCGGGGATACCGCTGGAGGAAGTCTACAAGGACACTGCGGCGGCGGACATCGAAGCGACGAGTTATTTCGTTTACGACCCCACGGATGATGATATCAGGACAAGGCGAATCAGGGAATATTGGAAGAATGTCCGAAACAAATACAAGACCCAATTAGGAGGTTAGCCATGTGTCTAGGTGGTGCGCTGACTTTGAGACTATAGAGGAGCGGGACGAGGAGAAGGTGCGTGTTTGGTCTTGGTGTGCGTCTGAAATCGGGAACGCCGATAATATCTATAGAGGGTTGGATATCGAATCCTTCATGGAATGGCTGAAGCATCGCCAAGGGGAGACGGTGTATTTTCACAACCTGCAATACGACGGCGGCTACATCGTGGATTGGTTGCTGAAGAATGGATGGAAATGGCGGAAAGACAACCAGGATTTCGTTCCAGGCGTTTTCACTTCGCTGATTTCGGACATGAACGTATGGTATTGCCTGAAGCTCTATTGGGGAGGGAAGCCAGTCGAAATCTTAGACAGCCTGAAGGTCATTCCGCTGAAGATAGCGGCCATTCCGAAAGCGTTCGGATTGCCTATAGCCAAAGGGGAAATCGATTACAAGAGGTATCGCGAGGTCGGATACGAGCCGACCCCAGAGGAGTGGGACTATATCGACCATGACGTGAGAATCGACGCGATGGCGATGGACGTTATGTTGGAGCATGGATTGACGAAGATGACGGCTGGCTCCAACGCGCTGCGCACCTATATCGACATGATGGGCGGCAAGAAGCGTTTTCGCAAGGTGTTCCCGATTATCGATTGCGACGAGGAGCTTCGACAGGCATATCGCGGAGGATTCACCTATGCGTCCGACAAGTACAAGGGTAGATGCATAGGCCATGGAATAGGGTTCGACGTAAATTCGCTGTACCCGTCCGTGATGGCTGCAACCGATGGACAACTGCTGCCGTTCGGAGAGCCGATGCATTACGATGGCGAATACGAGAATGACGAGCTTTATCCACTGTTCATACAGAGGATCAGGGTTTCATTCAGGGTCAAGACAGACCACATTCCGACAATCCAAATCCACAAATCGCCGCTGCATAATCCACGCGAGTATGCCAAGGATTCCAAAGGCATCGTGGAATTGACGTTGACGAGCGTAGATTTGGAGCTGATGTTCCAGCAATACGAAATCGATTTCTACGAGCCGTTGTATGGATGGAAGTTCAGGGCTTCTAGGACGCTGTTCAAGAAGTACGTTGAGTATTGGAACGAAGTCAAGATGAAGTCGAGGGCTGAAGGCAACGAGGGCATGGCGACTATAGCCAAGCTGATGTTGAATTCGCTTTACGGCAAGTTCGCAACTAAAACCGTGGCTGCTTCCAAGCAGCCCGTCCTAGACGAGACGGGAAAGGTCAAATACGTGCTTCTCCCAGAGGAGACGAAGGAGAGCGTGTACCTGCCAGTCGGATGCTTCATCACGGCATGGGCGCGATACAAGACCATCAACGCTTGCCAGGCGAACTACGACCGTTTCGCGTATTGCGACACGGATTCGTGCAAGCTGGTCGGATTCTCCAAACCAGTCGGCATGGAGATAGAACCGCTGAAGCTAGGGGCGTGGAAGTTCGAGAGCGTCTACGAGGAGCAGAAATACCTCGGGGCGAAGTGCTACATGTGCCAGGAGCTTGATTGGTCGGCGGATGACAGGAAGCCGTCGATCCATGTGGCGGGAATGCCCGATTCATGCCATGAATACGTCACGTTCGACAACTTCAAGGCAGGAAGCAGCTACCCAGGCAAGCTGAAGCGCAAGACAGTAAACGGCGGAGTTCTGCTTGTAGAGGGAGAGCACACAATCAAGGAAAGGATGTTCTGATGTCATACAAAGACACCAAATTCGAGGACGTTACCCAGGAAATCTGGGAGAGCGTCGCAGGAATAGCCGACGAGAAGGAGACGATTGAAGCAACGTCAGCCGAATCGCTGGCAGACATGGAGAAGCAGCGCGACGAGGCAATGCAACGTGCAGTCGATGCCGAAGCTTCGCTGAAGGAGCAGAAGCAGAAGTACGTAGATGCTTTCTTCGCCAGCAATAATCAGTCAGCACAAAAAGAACCAGTGGACAAAAAGCCCAAAGTGTCGTATCCTACCACGATGAAGGATATCGACGCGCTGTTCGAGAAAGGAAACTAACATGGCAGGACAGGCAACAGTTAAGAAAGTCATGAAAACCCTTGGCACAGAGGGCACGAAGGGCATCGTAAACCAGGCGGTGAATGCTAACCCAGAACTGGCGGCTGCTCTAGTTGACAATGACGTTGCGACATACGCTGTTGGAGAGGGTTCCAACGAAGTTCTCATTTATGATGACAACGATTCAATCATCAAAATCGGCCAAATCATCACGAACTATCAGCCGTACATGAACACGTTCGTTCCCGCACTGGTCAACCAAATCGGCATGGTCGCGATTGAGCGCATGATGTGGATGAACAAATGGTCGAAGTTCTACCAAGGCCAGTACGAGGGAGCAGGTTCGACCGTTCAGGAAATCTTCGTGGATATCTGCGACCCGCACTCTTACAATCCTTCCACGGCGGAAGAGGAGCTGTTCAAACGCGAGCTTCCCAACCTTATGAGCGCATACCACATGCTCGATTTCCAGAAGTTCTACAAGGTTACCGTTGAACGTCGTTCCGTACGCCAAGCTTTCTATGCCTGGTCTAAGGTCAACGCCCTCATTGCGAACATCCTAGCGCAGATGTGGGTAGCCTTGGAGTACGATGTTTACCAGACCTGGAAGTACATGGCTGCAAAATACATCGTTGGCGGCCATATGGCGCAGGTATCGATTCCCGCGCAGGATGGTTCCAAGGAAGCCGCCGACGGTGCGCTCAAGATGGTTAAGGAATACTCGACGTATCTAGACAATCCGTCCCGCAAGTTCAATGCAGCTGGCGTGATGAACGTCGTGGATAAATCCGAGCAGCAGGTTATCATCAACGCCAAGGCCAACGCCGATATTTCCGTCGAGACCTGGGCTCAGGCGTTCAACCTCCCCTATGCGCAGTTCGTGGGCAACGTGACCGAAATCGACTCTTTCTCGAATCTCGACGAGCAACGTCTAGCGCTGATTTTCGAGAACGATGACAACTTCGAACAGCTTACTTCAGCCGAGAAGCAGATTATCGACGCAACGCCTATCATCGTTTTCGGGCCAAAGTTCTTCCAGATTTACACCTATGACCGTTGGACTGATAACGTTTACAACGCGCAGGGCGCATATACCAACGAGCTGCTGCACAACTGGATGATTTTCTCCATCAGCCCGTTCGAGCAGGCCATCGCGTTCACGTCGGCTGCATCCACGGTCACTGGCGTTGCGGTCTCCCCGACCTTAGCCAACGTCTCGGCTGGGCAGGATATTGCGCTCACTGCCACCGTCGCTGGCTCGGGAATTTACTCCCGCAGCGTTCAATGGACTATGGAGGGCGCGACCAAGAGCGGCACCGTTCTAACTGGCAACCGTCTGCATGTGGCGTCCGACGAGCCGTCCGCAACGGAAATCAAGGTTACCGCGACTTCGCTTCAGGATTCGTCGAAGAAAGCAACCGCGACCATTACCGTTTCCTAATAGCGTAAATCCGAAAGCCCGTCCTGAATTGGGCGGGCTTTTCTTATAGAAGGAGGGTTTGATGGCGAACACCAAAGTTCGTATCGGGTGGGTACCCTGGTGCGGTGACGTTAACCATCGCCGCTATTTCGGCAGCGCGTCGGAGCAGCAATCGTGGATGGCTTCTCATCTAACGACGTTTTCTGCCAATGACTTCACATACCAGCGCGAGAACATGACGATGGACGTTCCTCTGAATTTCGAGCAGCTTACGGGCTGCAACTACGTCGCATACCAGAATGCCGACTATGGAAGCAAATGGTATTATGCTTTCATCGCATCTATGCAATACAAGGCAAAAGAAACGACCACGCTGTCATTGCAGACCGATTACTTGGAGACGTGGCTTTTCGATTTCGCATGGGAAGCAGCATTCGTCGAGCGCGAAATAGTAACGTCTGACGGCATCGGCGAGCACACCATGAGCGAAGGATTGGATGTGGGGAACTATATTCAGACCAATCGCGACCAGAATCCCCCCGAGGGAATTTCTCTTTCAAATATGTACGCGGTTGTCATGACGACCATGTATCCAAAGACGGATATCGCGGGAGGAACGGTAGAGTTGGCGATACCCGTTGGAGGAGACAGGTACAACGGCGTGTATTCGGGCGCGTCCCTTTTGGCGTTCCCGAACACGGCGGACTTCCAATGGTTCACGAAGGAGATGACAGAGCTAGGTGCCGCTGACGCCATTGTTGGCGCGTTCATGGTGCCTAAAGGCATGATTGACAAGGGATACGGCGTTACGCCATGCGATAACGGTCATGGCGTTTGGATAAACAGCGGCGAGGTGGCTTACGCCGCCGAGAAGAAATACTCCGTCAACTGCTCCGACATCGATGGGTACGTTCCGAAGAACAACAAGCTGTTCACGTTCCCCTACAACGTGGTCTGCTTGAGCGACACGAACAGCGAGCTGGAATTGATGCCAGAGCGTTTCCAATCCGTGAACGGGTCGAGAGGCAGCAAGGAGGTTTCGTTCGGGTGGTACATGGTGTGCGAGCAGAACTCGGGAATGATGGCATCCCCGAACAAATACAATGGCGTTTCGCCCAACTACGAATACGCCATCGTGACGAGCGGATGGCCGCAGGTGAATTGGAACGTTGACGCTTTCTCGCAGTACATGACGTCGAGCTTCATCGGGTCGCTGGCCAATACCGCCGGAACGATCGCGATGATGATTCCGCAGATGCGAATCGCCGGCATGGCGGGACAAATCAGCAAGGCGATCGGCGCAGGAACAGCTGCTTCGGCGGCTACGCAGATGACGGGCGGGTTGACGGAAGCCGCTCTGAAGCCGAATCAGCTCAAAGGCGGTTCCACGAGCAACCTGAAGCAGGGAATGCGAATCGGGCTTCCCTACGTTTATCAAAAGCAATGCAAGGCCGATATCGCAAAGGCCATCGATGACCGCTTCAGCGTCTACGGCTACTGCATCGAGCAGGTCAAGGTTCCCGCTCGAACTGGCCGACCGTGTTGGAATTACGTGCAGACCCGCCACGCCGACTTCAACGGCAAGGTGCCGGAGTACGCCATGGATGCCATCAACAGAATGCACGACGAGGGAATATGGTATTGGCATGTAGACGATGTCGGCAATTTCGGATTGGACAACTCTCTCTAAGGAGGAATCATGGGAGCAATCCCCAATGGGAACATAGGAGTTGGAAGCTGGTTCTTCAGCACTGGGTACGCGCCGCTTTGCGCTAACATGGCTTCGCATTGGCGAACGATGGAGCGCAAGAAATCGCAGGACGGCGACCCGTTCGCATATGAGGAAATCGACCCAGCGGCGATGTTCTCGATCACGAAGAACTATTTCATGCAGAAGATGCTGATGCAGCTTGTGACGCGATACGAATGGAAGAACCTTCCAGAGGGAATAGACCCGCTATACCTCGAATACCTTCTCGCTACGAGCGGCAGCGCGGTTCTCTTCAAGGACGATGCGCTGAAGGATGATGTGCAGGCGAGAGCGCCAGAAGGGTTCGCCGTAATGCCCGTCAATTCCAAGAACGACAAGATGGACATTTACTTCATGCCGACCGAGCCGATGGCCTACAATCCAGTAGAGGGCAAGAATTACGCGCTAGACGATACGAATTCGGTAGTGATTCTCGACAACAGGCTTAGGATTCCGCTTTTGTCTTATGTGGAGATGTTCGCAGAGCGAATGACCATGTATCAGATGACAATCGATACCAATGTCAAGCAACAGCAGGTAGCTAAGGTGTTCAAGTTCCCCGAGAAGCAGAAGTTGAGCGGCTTTAAGCTCATTCGGCAGATGTTCAGCGGGCGAATCTGGACTGCCGCGGCAGATTCCACAGACATCGGGTTCATGGACACGGTGGATTTCACTACGCCGTATATAGCCAACGACGTCATGCTGACGCAGAACAAATATTGGAACGAATGGCTTACATTCATTGGCATCGAGAACACTAACGACGATAAGAAGGAACGCCAAATCACGAGCGAAATCATGTCGAATCTTGGAGAAACGATGATTCAGCGCGAAATCTGCCTGGCATCTCGTAAGATGGCAGTCGAAAGCGCGAACGCTAAATGGGGGTTGGATATCGAGGTTGAATTCAGGGAGGTGGATTATGGAGTTTCAGCAGATGTTGGAGCAGATGAAGGCGAACCGCCGATTGAGGATGCGTCGCAAGACGTGGAGGAATGACGCTATCGGCATCGAGGATGGCGTGCTCACTTTCTATAAGAAGGGCGAGCCGCTTATGCCCTACATGCCTACGAACGAGGAGCTTATTGAAGCCGACGATTGGAAGGTGGCGGAATGACCAAAGACGAAGCTATTGCTGCCATCGAAGCTGGAAAAAAGGTAACCCATGCGCTTTGGGACGAGGATTCGGCAACCGATTTGAAGCCGAGGGTTTATATCAGCGAAATCGATTGCAAGCCGGTCATTGATTACGATGGGGATTTCATCGAGGAATTCTCTTGCGACAGCATGACATCGCCCGTCGGATGGGAGCTGGTATAGATGGCTCAAGACACTATTCAGTTAAGGACTTTCGTTACCCAGTGGGTCAAGGATGCTGGGTATTATAATCCAGCCATGCCTGAATGGAAGCAGGATTTCTCACCCGCATACGCGCGGTTGGGATTGGACGAGTATCCGATTTACGACGAATCCAAAAGGAGACAGCTGAACGACAAGTTCATCCGACATTATTGGATGCGCGAAATCGGATGCGAAACCGTTGGACACTTCTGCCTTTGGTGCTCGAACACGTTCAACGAGATTATGCCGTACTACAACAAGATGTATGAGACGGAGCTTTTGAACGTGGAGCGCCTTCTAGGCATCAAGCGTCACAAGGTTGTGGACATGCTGCGCGATTTCGACGAAAGCTCAAGCGGAAACGGAAGCTCGGACACGTCTACGTCATCCACTGGGAAGTCTACCAACAAATTCTCGGACACTCCGCAGGATGAATTGTTCGTGTCGAAGGTAGATGCTGGGGATTACCTGACCAACCTTACCATCGAGGACACGGCGGACGATACCGCGGTTGGCACCAAATCGAAAAGCGATGGAACCATCAAGCGGGACGAGACGAACAAGGACACGACTGACGAGTTCGTGACAGACCCGCGCTATTACCAAGCGTTCCTCGATTTGAGCGAGAAGGTTCTCAATCTCGACATGCAGGTAATCGACAATGTTCAGGTGCAGGGGCTGTTCATGCAGGTTTGGAGCTAGACATGCCAGATTCGGGAAATCCTAATTTCTTCAAGATTTTCCAGGGCAAGGAAGAGGTCGCGTTGAATCCTGGCGCGACCTCCGACAATGCTGGAATAATGTTGACCATGACCAACGAGCTTCAATTCCTCGGCGATTACGATGTGGGTGTTGACGGCGTTCTCGGGGTGCTGCCTGAAGGGTACCGCCCTGGCGCGGAGCTGATAGTTCCCGTGGTAGCTGTTGAAGGGTCTGTATCTAGGCTAACCATGCTGCATATAATGGATGACGGAACTTTGGTCGGCGACCCTAATTCATCGATTAAAACCCACGGCATCGTGGTAAACTTATCGGGAAATTGGTATTAGAGAAAGGAGAGGCCATGGCAGACGAACCTTGCGCAAAGTCAATCGATTGGCTATACAACTGGTGCGCTGGGCTTATTCCATCGGTATATGACGAATCATTGTCATATTACGAGCAGATTGCCAAGGTGTTGAGCGTACTGGAAGAGGTAATCAAGCATCTGGGCGAGACCGACGCGAACGCCGAAGAGCTGAAACGGCTCTATTATTCGCTGAAAGAGCAGTTCGATGAATTCGTCGATGGCGGTTTTGAAGAATACTACGAAGCGTTGCTTAGGGCTTGGATTGACGAGAACGCGCCGTCAATCGTAAAAGACATGCTGTTGACAGGGTTATTCTTCGGGTTGACTTCAGACGGATATTTCTGCGCATACAAACCTTCCACGTGGGAGGATGTGCAATTCGACACTGGCGCGATTTACGGCACCGAGGAATATGGGCGATTGATTCTTCGATGCGAGGTCAACGGCCAGGGGGTAATCAACAATACGGGCTATGACGCTTCCGTCATGGCCGACACGATTGATTCTAGGTTCAAGGCAATCGCTGGAAACGACCTTGAGTATGATGACAAAACGGCAACATTAAACGTCAAGACCTTAAAGGGAAGAGCGGAAGTCGCGTTGCACGACGGCGCGACATCCACAAACCCCGGCGTTTTGTTGTCGATGACGAACCAGCTTCAATTCCTAGGCGATTACTATGTTCCCGCTGACGGAATTATCGGGGTGCTGCCAGAAGGGTATCGCCCGAAATCAGTGACGGCTATTAATAATTTGACCGCAACGAAAAATAATGCGACAAGCCAAACTTATGTTATTATATCACCTGATGGCACTTTGAATGCCGAACCAGGTGGTACTGTCCATACAACTGGATTCGTGGTAAACTTGCCAGGAGATTGGTACTAAAGAAAGGGTAAACCATGGCAATCGACAACAGCACAATGGATGTAATCAAGGCGGTCGTTGCGCAGGAATTGCAGAAAGCGACTTCCTTGAAAGATGCGGCGCAGGGAATCGCGAAGGGCGTTACCCAATACGTCGGGGCGCGATACGTGCCGCTGTTCGCAAACCCGGCGCAATGGTCGAGCGAGCGTGAATACGAGCCGCTTACTATCGTTCTATACCAGGGAAATTCATTCACATCGATGCAATACGTCCCTATCGGAATCGATATCAACAATGAGGAATTCTGGGCGCAGACTGGCAACTACAACGCGCAGGTCGAGCAGTACCGTCAGGAAGTCAAGGAATACACAAAGAAAATCGCTGACATCGAAAACACCCAAACACAGCAAGGCGCGGCAATCGAGACTCTGAAATCGACGACCGAGAATCTTGGCAATTCTGTTAATGAGCTGAATACTAAGGTAGAAACCCAAGGCGAGACGATTAACGTCCTCGATGGTCGAGTAGACGAATTGGATACTGACGTTGATGGCATAAAGGCATCGGACAAGCGAAACTTGATTGCTGACAGGATTTCCAACGCAGATGGAAAGTTCCGAGCGCATATTGCAACTGATGAAGATTGGCAAGGTGGTTGCCCAGTAGGCGACAAATACTACGCTGTTTATGCCAATAGCACGACCAAATCCCGCGTGGAGCTGTTCAACGTCGAAACTGGCGACAATGTTACAATCATTGACCTTGGAGACCCGTCATTCAAAGGCAACAATATGAGCTATTACAATGGAGAGCTTATTTGTTCTGGTTCTTCAAAAACGTCGAGGGGTAATTTGATTTACTTCTTGAAAGTGAATGGAGGAAATCTTTCCCTTGCCAGGACTATCGACAGCAGCCAATTCGGCATGGATGAAGCATGTTGGGGATTCGGACACTACAAGGATGACGACGAGCATTATTATTGGGCGACCGAATACTTGACGCAATTCTATTACGTCAACAAGTCTTGCACCAAGAAAACGCTTATCGGCTCTGTTGAATTGCCCAACAACACCGCATATTCTAATTCAATGCAACAGGCAATGAGCTACAACAAGGAATACGACGTATTCATTTCTTCGCGCTCGAATTGCTTCAATCTGTATGATGGCGAATTGCATTACATCAAGACAGTGCCGATTGCCGACACCCTCAATTGCATTTGGCGAGAAGAAATCGAGCAGGTGACTTTGTATGATGGCAAACTCTGGATGCACAACAACCCGTTGATTCGCAATTATTCGACGTATGTTTCTCCCGCCGTATGGAGCGTGGAGCTGCAAGGCCAAATGTCCCAGGGCTACCCGACTGGTGGCTGGAATGCATCTGTTGCCATCGTATTCGACAATCAGACAGAAATACCGAAGGTCGAGGATGGAAACCCGATTACCACTGTTACCGTTGGCAATACTGTCGATGTTGGTGCGGCTATGACGGAATTGGGTCATTCTACTCCGCTTTTCCGTCTTAGCTTGCTAGCTTCAACTCCGTATATTATCTTCCTTCCGAAATACGCGGAAGTGAATCTCAATGGAAAAACGGTAGGCGGATTAGAAGCACGCGGCGGCGCGACAATCTATGAAGCGTCCGCTGCATACCACAATCTCGCGAATGCGAAGCAGGCAGCGTTGTTCCGAGCCGTTGGCGCACCGCTCACGCTCTATACAGAGATTACAAGTGACATCACGGCAGGCGGACATAGGTTGGTGGATATGTATGGTGGAGTTCTTTGCTTGCGAAATCAGAATTCCTTGAATAACCTTAAAACAATTCAGCCTGATGCTTCAGACCGTTCATTTGGAGTAGTGGTTATCGAGTAATGATTAGGTTCATAGACATATCGAACTGGCAGGGGGGTATCGACCTCCCTGCCCTTCTTCACAATGTGGACGGTGTTGTGTGCAAGGCCACCGAAGGCGCAACTTTCGTTGACCCGTATTGCGATGGATGGATTCAGCAGTGCATCAATGCTGGCAAGCCTTGGGGCTTCTACCATTTCGCAGGCAGCAGCGGCGCATTTGAGGAAGCATCGTCTTTCGTCCACAACTGCCAAGGATATTTCCGCAAGGGAATACCTATCCTCGATTGGGAGGGAAACCAAAGCGTCGGATGGGTGAACGCTTTCATGCAGGAAGTGCATGATAAGACAGGCGTTTGGCCATGGATATATGGCAACCCGTGGCGATTCAGCCAAGGCGAAGTAGAACCGAACTGCGCCAGATGGGTGGCAGAGTACCCTTATGTTACTTCACCAAGTTTTGAGCAGGCTGAAAGCTGGAGCTGCCCTGAAGCCGAAGGCAATGTGGTTGCCTGGCAATTCTGCTCTGATGGTCGAGTAAGCGGATATAATGGAAACCTTGACTTATCGCTATTCTACGGAACAGAGAATCAGTGGATGGCTTATGCGCTTGGAGATAATAGTGAAACTGATAGTGGGAGCACTGACGCTGGCTCAGATTCTTCTGTATCCACGCTAGAGAATGACGAATACAAAGTCACGATTGAAAGGAAAAAGTGATGGATTTGAGCTTCCCTTTATTGGGGATTACGGATGCTATGGCATGGGCGATTATCGCTTGCGTATGCTTGATGCTGTTCGATGTAATCAGCGGTTTCATTGCTGCGATTAAGAACCGTGAAGTATCTTCAACTAAGATGCGAGAAGGGCTTTTCCATAAATGCTCTCTCGTCATGTGCATTGTACTGGCATGGTGCATAGAAATATTCGTCATGCATGTTCCTGATTTAGGATTCAACGTTCCCCTTGTTATTCCAGCTTGCGTATTGATATTCGCCATGGAAGTTGTGAGCATTTTGGAGAACATCATTAAAATCAATCCCGATTTAGAAAATGAAGAGATTGTGAAGCTATTTACTAACGCAAAGAATTAGGGGATAATAGTCCCATCGGGACTTGAAGTTACCGTGCAAGTACCATTATCCGATGCTCACCCTGATAAGGTGCGGAGTGGTTTTCTGGGTAGCACCATGAGCCGCACGCCTTCAACAATCCTGGTAACGGTAGCCCGTCCTGCAACGCTATGTTTTGATTTACATCCTCACATGGCGCGGGCGGGCTATTTCATATTCAGGAGGACACATGAAACCTAATTTTCAAAAATACTGGGACATAAATATCCCTAAATCATATAACTGCCTGTTCAATTTCATATGTGGTGGTCGAGGAACAGGCAAGTCGTTCGGTGCCAAATATGACTTCGCAAAGCAATTCATCAAAAATGGAAGCCAATTCACATATTTGCGCAGAACCAAGGAGGAGCTTAAAAAGCTCACTACACAGAGAGACGGTCAATTTTGGGACGATATATCACCATTCATGAGCAACAGGGAGTTCAAAGTTGAATCAGACAAACTATTCATCGATAAAGAGATAGGTGGTTACGCCCATTCGCTAACTACGGCGATGAAATTGAAATCAACGCCATTTCCAGGTGTTACCGATATTCTTTTCGATGAATTCATTATTGACGAGCGAGGTATAGGCGCACCGCATTACTTATTCGACGAAATAACAAAGTTCTTCGAGTATTACGAGACTATCGCACGTGAGCGAGATGTTCGAGTTTGGTTTCTAGCAAACGCACTATCAACGAACAATCCGTATTTCGATGAATTCGGATTGACATTGCCAGAACCAGGCAAAATCAAGGTCTTTCGCAATAAGGATGTGCTCATTCAAAATGTCGTATCGCCAGAAGTCGCGGAATCGAAAATGCAAAGTCGATTCTATTCCCATGTTGTTGGTGATAGCCGCTATCGCGATTATGCTATTCAAAATAAAACTCTATTGGATGATGACACGTTTATTGCAAAGAAGCCTAAGAACGCGAAAATGAAGTTCGTGCTATGGTTCCATGAGAAGCCTATCGGGGTGTGGTTCGACCCTAAGTACAACACGTTCTATTGCTCACCGAACTATGACCCCAATTGCGAAATACAGTATTCGGCAACGACGCAAGACCATCAACCTAACAGGCTCATTCTTTCGGGACAGTTCCAAGGGGCTGGAATCCGCTTATTCAAGGCTGCTTATGAATGCGGCAATATGCGATTCGAGAACCAAAAAATCAAAGGTTGGGTGCGAGACATTATGAGGTGGACGCGATGACAACTGTTAAGATTGAAGCAACTAAAGTCGATGGGAGTGCATGTTCCTATATCGGAACGATTGGGACAGATGGGTGGATTTATTTCAACGACTTTGATTTCTATAGATTTCAGCCAAAGGGAACATGGGAAGAAACGCAGCAAATCCGTAACCGAACACGTTCAAGTTGGTGTAAAACTCACATCTTCAATAAGCTTTCAAGCTCTAATCTAAACAGTGGTGGCGGCAGCTCGGCACCCAGCCAAGACGTTGAAGGAATGGTGCAACTGGCTATTGATATAGCCAACGACGATTCTCATGGATATGACCAGAGCAATCGATGGGGGCCAGATTATGACTGTAGCTCGCTTCTACTCTATTGCGCAAAACAAGCTGGGTTCAATGTATATGGAAGCTCGCCATATGGAAACACTCAAACAATGGTTCAACAATTCACTGGGGCAGGATGGGAATGGTTGAGCGGTGTTGGAAATGATGTAAGCCAATTGCAGCGTGGTGATATCCTTCTGAACACAGCTGCACATACCGAGATGTATATAGGTGGCCAGCAGAATGTAGGAGCACATATCAATGAGTTCGGTGGAATTACGGGTGGACGAACGGGTGACCAAACAGGAAACGAGATATCAGTAAGTGGCTGGTATAGTTTTCCGTGGAATGGTGTTTTGAGATACGCAGGATAAGGAAGGAACTGTCATGTGGGCACTTTGGGGTTTTATTATTGGTAGCATTGTAACTATGGTTCTGGGAGGACTTGCTGGTGCTGTATACGCGGAGATGAAGTTCAGCAAGACGATGGAACTATGGTATAACGAGTGTCATAGTAAGAACGAAGTTTTATGGACAAACATTGAAGATGAAGATTATAAGTGAGAATGTGATAAAATAAGAGCACTGACGGTGTTGTAAAGTCAACCTGGTAAGCCCTCACCGTCAGATGTATCCGTTTAGA